TCTTCCGATCTATGTTGCTGTAGTCATGCAAACAATATTAAGCCTAGCTAACTTATATTTCAACTTTCAACATTCCCGATTTGACATCTAAATTAGCTCGGTGTATCTATATGGGCTATGTCTACTTTGAAATTAGATGGGCTAAATTCCGGTCAGATAGTAAAACGTCTGGCTGGGTTCAACGGCGAGTCTTTGAAACAAATCGCTGGCACCATCGGCATATCTCCGTCTGCTTTGTCTCAGAAATGCTCTGGACGAATCAGCTTTAGCGCTGAAGAAATCGCCACACTGGCAGAACATTTCAATGTCGCATCTGACGTGCTCCTTGGGCGAGCTCCGTTGGAGGTGAAGTGATGCTGATTCATGACGCTTCGGGTGCTGTTGCCGTCGTATCGGCTGAATCGGTGAGGATTGTCGGCGAGGGTTGCATCGTCCTTAACGCCCGCGCCGTGTACATCCATAATCAGGCGTTGACGCCAGAGCAGGCCGCGATTGTCAAGCGTGGTGTCATGGCCACGCTCGACGATCCAGCGGCGTTAGAAGATCTGCATGGGAAGCACGACGTCGCCAGCGTCGATCTGCCACCACGGGACTGCCTTGGGGTTGATGGTGATGGCATGGATGCTCATGTCGGGAAACCTGACGGTCTGGATGAAGCTGTCACCGGACTTCATACGTTCGGAGAGTTCACTGACCGTGGAGGCCGTCGCGCCGGTGATGGTAAGCGGCGTGGTCGTTCCCAAGTAAAGGGCGAAATCGAACGTGTTTTCGTCACTCATTGTTCTTCCTTCCTTCGTTGTTTGAAAGGTTTGGTTTGTGCGATTACAAGCCTATCGCTGCGGAGGAAGGAGCCTAAATCCATGAATCAAGGAGCAGTGAAATGAGCGTTTTCAATCCGGAATGCACCAGCAATTACTTCCAGGTGCAGGACATCGACCCGTCGGAATGTACCGGCGGCAATCCCTACGGCTTCGCCTGCCGCATCAAGGTGGGCGAACGATCGTTCGATTTCGATGGCTTGGACATGGGCGACCTTCAAAGGATGAAGGGCGCGATCAACAAGGCGATGACGCACGCGAGGCGTGCCCGCCGTGAATGGGAAGGAGCCCAGGAATGAGTGTCACAGTCAAACGTGTGGACAGGAAAAGCAGGCAACGTTTTTATGAGCTGATTGTTGAGACGGAAGAAGGCATCACCGTGCGCGTCCCGTTCAACGGTTACGAGCTTGACGATCTTGAGAAACAGATCGACCGATGCTTCAACGAGGATTGACGTGAAACGTTTCATCAAGACCGTTCTTCTGATTCTGCTCAGCCCCTTCGTGTTGTTCATGCTGGGGCTGGTGCTCGCGATCGTCCGGTGTGGTGATTTCCTCACCGACGACGACTGACAAAACCGAACGGCATATGGGGCGTATGGCGTACCCCTGCCACCGCTGAGCCGGATTAGCGACCGGCAACGCCAGGCGCGTGGCTATCGCGCCATTTGCGAGACGAAATTTAGCTCCCGACCCTCTCAGGCCGTCGATTAAGGCGGAATCGGGCGACCATAGGCGGCTTCGGCCGCGGTCTGATTGGGGACCATTCCCGGCGGCTTCGGCCGCTCTTGTTATCGACGGCGCGGCTCCGACCGAAACGTTCTGCAAGACCTTTGGAATCTGTTGACGGCCCGGCCGGGGAATCTCGGCCGAGCGTTTCCATCAGCAGATTCTAGGTCTTGACCTCTCAAGCGCTCACCAACCGAAAGCTACAGAAAGGATTGAGATTGAGCAAGGCAACATTCCCCGACAAACTCAGGACGCAGATGAGGCTGGCACTCCCGATGATCGACAAGAACATCAGGTACAGGGCGAACACCTCACGACAGTCGTTGATGCAGGCGTCCGGATTGAACGACAACCAGCTGCAGGCGGCGCTGAAGCTGGCCTATGGTTCCGAGGGCGTGCCGAGTCCCGTCTACCGCTCTCCCACCGCCGGCAAGATGTACGACTCCGAGTCGCTGCTGAGGACGCTGGCCAAATGGTGCGGGATGTGGGCCTATGTCATCGAGGATTAAGCCGTCGTTGCACGAGGTGCTGCACTATCCGGAGGAATCGCGCAGGATGCTCATGCAGGGCTTCGCCGACGCGGTGGATCGGATCGCGGCGAACAACCGGCGCACCGACATCGAACTGTTCCAGGTCTGCCGGGCGCTCGGGGAGCCGAACGTACCGACCCTGCTCAGTCTGCGCGATGACGGCCTGCCGGCGTACAAGGCCGGCGCGTGGCGCATCGACTGCCGCAGTTTCCGCAAATGGGCCACCAGATACACGCCATATAAGCCGCAACCGAAACCACACACCACTACGTATAAAGAGGAGCAGCTGTTTTGAAACCGCAGATCCGCATATCGCTCGCCGTCGAGGACCACGACCGGCCACAGCCCGGCGACGTGGAAATAGGACAGAACATCATCAGCCCGGACGGGCCGCGCATGGTCTGGTCGGACATCTCGAAGGCCGACTGGCCGATTGTCGCCGCGAAGCTCGAACAGATCGCGCTGCTGCTCAGGGACAAGGCCACGGCATGACCCGCATCAGCATGCTGACCACCACCGAGGCCGCAACCAGACTGAACGTCAGCAAACGCACGCTGATCCGGTGGCGGCAGTCCATCCCGATCATCGGACCGCCGCCAATCCGCATCGGCAACTCGATCATGTACGCCGAACAGGACGTGAACGGCTGGATCCTCACCCAACGAGAGAAAGGCAAAGCATGAGAAGACAAACCGTAGATCCACGCATCAGATCGAAGGTCATCGCGACATGGGGCAACCGCTGCTGGCTCGGCATGCCGGGCTGCTCCATCACGGCGACGGAGGATGACCACATCATCCCGTTCAGCCATGGCGGAAAGGACACCGTGGCGAACCTGCGCCGCGCCTGCAAGCACTGCAACGCGATGCGCCAGGACCGCGTGCTGTCAGGATACGGCGCGACGATGCATGTCGTCATCGGACCGCCACGAGCCGACTTCGGCATGGCCATGCAGTCCATGCTCCGCCGTGACAGCATCGTGGTCAGCTTCGACAGCCTGCTGCGCGACCTGTGCCCGACGCAATCCAAAGCAAGCGATGGGCTCCGCCTCGCCGCCGCGATGGCATGGGACGGTGCGGCACGCACATTGGCCAAAAGCTCCGAGCCGTTGGATGTGTGGCTGGTGCGCACACTGCCACGCTCCCGCCGCCATCCCGACATGCTATCGGAATGGATAGCACTGGACTACGATGTGCATGTCATCGAGACGCCGGCATCCGAAACGTTCGCGCTCGACCTCTCGCACCAGGAGTATCGGACGGCGCAGCAATGGTACTCGCTGCACCTCACGCAGCAGGCGGTGGATGCCCGCATGGCCGCGAGACGGCAAAGGCTCGCCGCTCTCGGCCTGAGGCACGGCGACGACACGGCTCGGCCACGCTGGTAGCGGTTTTTTAAACAGTCGACCGCCCGAAGACCCCGCGCCAAGTCTTTTCTCCCCCCAGAACCACGCAAAAAAGCATGAAAACGTTGGAAAACCAAGGAAAACACATCATGAACCAAGGAATATTGGAAGGATTCGAGGAATACGAACACCATTATGGCACCGCCGGATTGCAGGAAGCCGCGACCATGAATCTCATCAAAAGCTTCGTGGACGGCAAGACGTTGACGCCAGAGGCTACATATATCTGCAAGTCGATGCTCTCGATTGCCAGGAACATCGACATCCAGAACAGCAAGGGACGCGAGATCAGCCGCAACATGACATCACTGCTCACATGGTTCCAGGAACTCAAGGCGATGTATCCGGAACAGCCGCAGCTCGACCAGACGCTGACCGACTTCATCGCCGACGCGAAGGCCGGACTGTGACCATGCTCATGCGCGGCGGCACGAAACGCGACGAAACGCGGCCGACCGATGGCGAGATCGTGTCACGGACGGCCGGGATGCTCGGCAAACCGCTGCTGCCATGGCAACGCTACGTGGCCGACGTGGCCGGCGAAATCGACCCGGCCACCGGAACGTACTATTACGACCGCGTGGTGCTTTCCACGCCGCGCCAGTGCGGCAAGAGCACGCTGATCGATACCGAGGACACGCGCAACGCTCTGCTCGGCCCAGACCGGAAGATCTATTACCTCGCGCAGACCGGCAAGGACGCCGAGAAGCATTTCAAGGACTTCGTGCAGCAGCTCTCGAAATCCGCGCTTGCCCCGTTCGCGCTCCGTCCTCGACTCTCGAACGGCGGAATGGAGCAACGTTTCCGGAACGGCAGCTTCATCTGCCCATTGGCCGTGACCAAGGTGGCCGGCCATGGCACGCAGATGGACAAGTTCACAATCGACGAGGCATTCAGCTTGGACGACGAGACCGGCAAGCTGATCCTCGACGGCATGGCCCCGACCATGAACACGAGACTGCACTTCACCGGCGTCCAGCCCCAGATCTGGATAACCTCGACCGAAGGCACCGCAGATTCCACGTTCCTCAACGGCCTGCTCGACTCCTTCCGTGCCGGAAACGTGCCCACACGCACATGCTGGTTCGATTTCGGCATCCCCGACGACGCCGACCCAGAGGACTTCCAGACGATCCTGAAATGGCATCCCGCCGCCGGACTGCTCTGGGACATCCGCCAATTGCGTGACTTCCGCGAACAGTTCGCCGGCAACGAGGCCGGCTGGGCGCGAGCCTTCGGCAACCGGCGCGACACCGGCGTGGCCGAACGCATCATCCCCGACCAGCTCTGGCAATCCACGTTGGCCACGCCGGTCACGCCGGACCGGATCGACGGCCGACCCGTGGTGATAGCCGCCGCCGTGGACGTGGACGCCACGAACACGTCAGTCTCCGCCGCGATCGTCAACATGGACGGCACCGTGACCGTGCAACTGCTCGAAGTCCTGGACGGCACCGGCATGGCACCCGCCGAGATCACGAGAATCTGCGACACCTACCACGCTCCCCTGGTCATGGACTGCAAGGGACCAAACGCCGACCTGCACGACCGGCTCGCATCCATGACCGACGAAGCCGGCGACCCACTGATCGACTTCATCGCCATGCAATCATCCGACTACCTCGCAATCGGCCAGGCATTCGTCAGCGGCCTGCGGAACCGGCTGATTCGCCATGCCGCCGATACCGAGCTCGACGCAAGCGCGGCCAGCTGCGCGAGGACATGGAGCGGCGACGCATGGCGCGTCACACGGCGTGGCAGCACCGGGCTGACCTCGCCGATCGAATCATGCATGTTGGCCGCTTGGGGAGCGCATCACCTGCCATCTGACGGCACGTTGCAAATCTTCTGACGTGTCACCGTTTGTCACTGAATGTCACCGTTTGTCACTGAATGTCACCGTTTTTTTGTCCATGACGCGCCGGCGCGCATAATCTCGGCGTCATGAATCTTTGGAAACGAATGAGGCTCGCAGGCCGCGTGCTCACGCGCGGCGCGGACGGCACGGACATGCCGGACGGCATCAAGCCGCCGAAACGGGGGCCGGCAACCGAACCGTTGCAACTCTCAACCGTGTTCCGTGGCGTGCAGGTGCTTCAGACCGCCATCACCGGCCTGCCGATCGTGGAACAGCGCGGCGGCCGTGACCTGCCGGACGTGAGCCCCATGGTGTTGCAGCCGGACGTGTCTCGTTCACGCCGTGATTTCATCGCCGACATCGTGGCCTCTCTCGTGCTCGACGGCAACGCCTTCACGCGCATCGTGCGCGATTGGAAAGGCGAGATCGTCACCTGCGAGATGCTGCCGCCGCAATGCGTGACCGTCACCGACGAAAGCGACGACCCGGCACGCCCCGACCTGCGGTTCTCCTATCTCGGCCATGCCTACACCGCCGATGACGTCGTGCACAGCAAATTCCTCAACGTGCCCGGCCGACTGCGCGGCCTCGGCCCCATCTCGGCGGCACGCGAGGAGATCGAGGCCGCGCAGCTCGCCCGCGACTACAAGGCGAAGTTCTTCACGGACGGCTCGAACCTCAAGGGCTATCTGCGCACATCAGAGAACATCACACAGGAAGCCGCGCAGCAGGCAAAGGCATCATGGAAGGCGTCGGGCGAGGCCGGCGACATCAAGGTAGTCGGCAAGAACCTGGAATACGTGCCGCTCTCACTTAAGCCAGCAGACTTGCAGTTTCTTGAGACTCAAAAGTTCGACACCACGCAGATCGCCCGTCTGCTCGGCATTCCGGCAAGCATCATGCTCGCTGCCGTCGATGGCTCGAACCTCACCTACAGCAACATCGAACAGTCGTGGATCGAGTTCGCCGACTACACGTTGGCCGCCTACACCGGCGAGATCGAGGAGATCTTCAACCGTCTGCTGCCGCGCGGCCGTACCGCGAAATTCGACTGGGACAGCTCGCAGCGTGCGAACATGAGCGACCGCTACACGGCCTACAAGACAGCCATCGAGGCCGGTTTCCTCACCGTCGATGACGTGAGACGCAAGGAAGGGCTGCCGGCACTCGGAAAGGAAGAAGAAGACCAATGAACATCGAGAAACGCGAAATCGCATGGAAGGGCCTGACGCTCCGCTCCGCCGACGACGAGGGAACAACCTCCGTCGAGGGCGTGGCCGTGCCGTTCGGCGACATCATCGACACATGGGACGGAGCCGAGACCTTCGACCGAGAATGCGAGTTCGAGGGACTTGACGAGGCGAAACTGTGCTTCGAGCACGGCGAGACCATCGGCCGCATCACCAAAGCGGAAAGCACGGACGACGGACTGCACATCACCGCGCGGATCAGCGACACGGCACGCGGCCGCGACGCGATGACCCTGATCCGTGACGGCGTGCTCGACAGCTTCTCGGTCGGATTCATCCCGATCGAATCGCAGAAGGACCGCGACGGCATCACCCACCGCCGCAAGGTCCGCCTGCTTGAGACCAGCATCGTGAGCTGGCCGGCCTACCAGAACGCGAAAATGACCAAATCAGCGGCACCAGCCGTCGAACAAAGGAAGGAAACCATGGAAAACAACAACGAACTGATGGACCTGATACAGTCCATGCAGGAGGAACAGCGCGGCATCAAGGCCGAGATCAGCAAGATGGGCGCGAAACCGGCGCCGGCTGCCATCGGCGCGGCGTACCGGAGCCACGGCGAATACATGCAGGCCCTCGCGCGAGGCGACGAACAGGCCATGACCGTGATGAAGGAATGCCGCGACCTGATTTCCACCAAGGACACCGGCAACACCGCCACCTGGATCGCCGATGACCTCAAACTGATCGAGGAACGCCGCAAAGTCTCCCAGCTCCTGACCCATGACACGCTCCCGGCGACCGGCATGAGCATGGAATACCATGTCGTGACCTCCGACACCACAGCCGTCGGCAAACAGGAGACGGAAGGCACCGATCTTTCCTTCGGAAAAATCAGCTTCGGCACCAAGACCGCCAGCATCGACACCTACGGCGGCTACACCACCCTGAGCCGCCAGACCATCGAACGCAGCACCACGCCGATGCTCAACACCGCGATCACCGCGTTGCAGAACGCTTACGCGAAGGCCACCGAGAAGGCAGTGCGCGACCATCTGTATGCGGAGATCAAGGCTCAGCGCGACGCGTCCAAGGACGCCAACAAGATCGACGCCCCGCAGCTGGCGAACATGACCATCGACGATTGGGTGTCCCTCATCATCGACGCGTCCGAACTGGCCGACGACCGCAACGTGTCGCTGACGCGCCTCGCGGTCTCCAAGGACGTGCTCAAGGCATTGGTGAAGCTCAAGGATACCGGTGACCGGTTCTTCAACCTCAGCGGCGACGGGTCGGACACCATCGGAAGTTTCGACCTGACCGGCGTGGCCGGCACGTTCATGCGCGTCCCGGTCGTGCTGCTGCCGAACGCCGATGCCGGATTGGCCAGTTTCATCGATCCCGCCGCCGTGACCGTCTGGGAGTCCGGCGGTCCGGCGCAGCTGACCGACGGGAACGTGACCGGCCTGACCAACAGCTACAGCGTCTACGGATACATGGCGGTGGCCACGACCCATGCGGACGGCCTGATTCCGGTGAAGTTCGCCACGGAATGATGATCGCTGACAACATCCTGCTGCAACGGCTCCGCGACGAGGTGGGCGTGCCGGCCGGAGAGGACGAACGGCTCACGGTCAAACTCGCGGCGGCGCGCCGATACGTCGCGCACGCGGTCGGCACCACCGCCGTCGATGACGATTTGCTGGCCGATTGCATCGTCTCCTGCGCGGCGGACCTGTTCAACATGCGTGACGCGCGCCTGGGCGTGATGGACGTGGGCGACTCGACCGTGGAACCGTTCAGGATCTCCACCGACCCGCTCCGCTCGGTCTGGCCGAAACTCCGCGCCGCCGGCGTGCTGACCGGGGGAATGGTGATCGCATGAACATCCAGGAACAACGCACCGCCCTCATGGACACGCTCGCCGACATGCTCGACGGGCTCGTCAGCAGCATCAGCATCGACGCACAACTGGTACGCCCCGCCGCCGGCAAGGTGGCCGTGTTCGTAGAACCTCCGACCGTGGAATGGCCGTCATGGGGCCCGCCGGAACCGGTCTGGACGTTGGACGTCATCGCCGGCACGCCGGCCACGCAGCCATCGGCCGTCGATGACATCCTCACAGCGCTCGACCGGCTCGCCGACAAGGGCCTGAACCTTCAGAAGGCCACGCCCGCAACATGGAACCTGGCCGGCGCCGGCACGCTCGCGGCCTACCAGGTCACGTTGAACGCTTTGGAAACCGAATAAGACAAGGAAAGGAAAACAATCATGGCTGGAAAGATCCGCACGCTCGGACCGGGCATCTTCAAAATCACCGACACCGAAAACGGCAGGGACTTCAGCGCCGACCTGACCAAGGCGCAGCTGAACCCGTCGAACAGCAGCGACGACCCGACGACCTACTTGGACGGATCAGAGGAGACGAACACCACGACCACGTGGACGTTCGAGGGCACCGTTGGCGACGACTTCAGCGAGGACGGTCTGGCCGTCTGGCTCTTCGATCACAAGGGCGAGACGCTGCCGGCCCAGTTCGTGCCGAACAATACCGGCAAGATCCAGTGGACCTTCAACGTCACCATCGCCCCGATCGCCATCGGCGGCGACGTCAAATCGAAGAACACGAATGATCTGAGCTTCGCCGTCACGAACGTCGCCCACGCACCGTACACGGGCAAGTGATGGCTGACAAGGCATTGATGGTCGTCGGCCAGAGACGCTTCGTTCAGACGATGCGCAAGGCCGGCGCGGACATGGACGACCTGAAGGAAGTGAACCGCGAGGCGGCAGAGATAGCGCTGCCAGCGGTCCGCAACCTCGCGCCGCGCGGCAAGACCGGCAGGTTGGCCGGCAGCCTGCGTGTCGGAGCGACGAAACGCGCCGGCGTCATCCGCGCCGGCCGCAAGGCCGTGCCCTACGCGGGCCCAATCAATTACGGCTGGCCGAAACGGCACATCCGGCCACGGCTCTTCGTCAACAACGGCATCGCCTCCACCGAGAGCCAATGGCAAAAGGTCTACAAGGACTTCATCGACAAGACACTGAAGCAAGTGAAAGGAAAATAATGGCAACCACACGGATCACCTACACGGACGGGACCAGCGAGCTCGTGCCGATCACGATGCGCGCGACATGCAAGGCCGAGGCGCACGCCATCGAGGCGGGCTGGGGGCCCATCACCCAGTCACCCGTCCGCTCCGGCGCGTACGCGGCCTACGCGGCCCTGCGCATGGCCGGCCGCAGCATGCCTGATTTCGAGCATTGGCTGGACACCGTGGCCTCATTCGACCTCGCTGCCGCGAAGGAGGAACCGGAAGAGGGAAACCCTACGGCTTAGCCGCGTGGCCCCAAGACTCGCTCGGCCGTCTCTCATTCCTCCTGGCGAGCCGTTTCGGCGGCACGCCATGGCAGTGGAGGAACGAGGCCGACGAACTGGATTGGGGCACCGGACTGGCCGAACTGCTCAAGGAAGCGGAAGAAACATCGAAGGAGTGAACCATGGCGCACAGCGCGATCATGAGCGTGCGCATCACCGGCAACGCCGATGATGCCGTCAAGGCGTTCGAGAAGACCACCACGAAGGCGGCCGCTTTCGGCAGCGCCATCGGCGGATTGGCCGTCAAGGGCGTGACCGCGCTGTGGGACACGGTGAAGGGCTTCGCCGGCGACGTGGTGAACATGTCGGACAGCACCGACAAGTTCATGAACACCATGAGCTTCGCCGGCATCGACACCAAAGCCGTGCAGGCAGCAGCGAAGGAAACACGCAAATACGCCGACGCCACCGTGTACGGCCTCGATGACATCCAGAACACCACCGCGCAGCTGGCGGCAAACGGCATCGGCAACTACATGGAACTGACCGAGGCGGCCGGCAACCTCAACGCGGTGGCCGGAGGCAACGCCGACAGTTTCAAGAGCGTGGCCATGGTGCTCACCCAGACGGCCGGAGCGGGCAAGCTTACGACGGAGAACTGGAATCAGCTTGCCGACGCCATCCCGGGCGCGTCCGGCAAACTCCAGGAGGCGCTGCTGAAGAACGGCGCGTACACGGGCAACTTCCGCGACGCAATGTCCAAGGGCGAGATCACCGCAGACGAGTTCAACAAGGCGCTCATGGACCTCGGCATGACCGACGTGGCGAAACAGGCCGCGACATCGACCAGCACCATCGAGGGAGCCATGGGAAACCTCGAAGCAGCCGTCACCGGCGGCCTGACCGACGCCTTCAACCTCTTCAAACCGGCCGTCACAGGCGGCATCAACGCGGCCGCGACGGCAGTCACAAACCTCGCGCAGAACGGCACGCAGGGATTGCAGACGTTCTTCACACAGGTCAAGGACACCGGCGCGTTCACCGCATTGCAGACGGCCGCGCAGTCGGCCGGCGGCGGCCTGCAATCATTGTGGAACGGCATCATGGCGGTCGTGAACGCAATGACCGGAGGACAGCCGGCGGGAACCGCGTTCGGCACCGTCCTCAACACCGTCGCCACGGCCGCGCAGACGGTCGGCGGCTGGCTGAAGACCGCCGGCGACTGGATCAGTCAGAATCTCGACCTCGTGACCCCTCTCGTGGCCGCGATCGGCGGAGCCGTGGCAGCGGTGACCGCGGTGACCACGGCCATGCAGCTGGCCGCGACGGCGCAGGCGCTGCTCAACGCGGTCATGGCCGCGAACCCGATCATGCTGGTTATCACGCTCATCGCCGCGCTCGTGGCCGGACTCACCTACTTTTTTGCTTGCACCAACACCGGGCGGTCCGTCTGGGCGAGCTTCACGAGTTACCTTTCCAGCTGCGTGCAGGGCATCATCGGCTTCTTCTCCGGTCTCGGCTCCACCATCGTCAACATCTTCAACTCGGCAGCGAACGGCGCCAGGAACGCGTGGAACGGCGTAGTCAGCTGGTTCCGCGGACTGCCCGGCTCCATAGCCGGGTTCTTCGGCAACGCCGGAAGCATCCTGTACAACGCCGGCGCAAGCATCATCAGCGGATTCCTCAACGGCCTCAAATCGATGTGGAGCAACGTGACCGGCTGGATCAGCGGCATCGGCGACTGGATCAAGGCCCACAAAGGCCCGATCAGCTACGACCGTCGCCTGCTCATCCCCGCCGGCCAGGCCATCATGACCGGCTTCGCCCATGGCCTCAACACCGGGTTCGACAGCAACGTCGAAACCGCTATCAGCCGCGCCAACCGCAGACTCGCGGCCATGCCCCTCAACATCTCCGCACAGGGCAACACGGCCACGCCAGTGGTCAACACCTGGAACGTGGAGATCAACGGCGAGGTCATCGACAAGGACGGCACCGCCAAGGCCATCAAACGGCTCCTAGCCGACTACGACGCAAGGAGGTCATGATGCAGCAGTGCTTCATGTTCATCGACACAGGCAACGGCTGGACACCCGTCAACGACTCAGCCAAGGACATCGCGGCCCTCGACTCGTTCACCATCCGGTGGGGAAGCGACAGCATCGACGAACAGCCCGAACCTGCCGTGATGTCGTTCACCCTGCGCGACAAGACCGGACGGCTCGCAGGCCAGGCATTGACATTGGCCGGCATGAAAGTAATCATGCAGTTCTCCGATCAACCCAGATGGCAAGATCTTCAGCCGTCGATGGGCGTCTGGGAAGATCTGCGCATCCCGATCGACTCGCTGCACCGCGCCTACTCCCCCGACTCGCCGGACTCCCCCGACTCGCCCGCCTCTACGATGTTCATCGGCACCGTCTCCACCGGCGGCAGCATCGAACCGGCCAGCGGCGGCGGGTGGCTGCTCAAGCTCTCCGCCACATCGAGGATGGCCGTGTGGAAGCGCCTGCAATCACAAGGACCGACAGACACGGCCGCGAAATGGAACGGCGCGCACTGGATAGGCACGCCATCCGCACGCCTCGCGGAGATGAACCGCAGGGCCTCGGCGCAGGGAGCGCCGGAAGCCCAACTGGACGGGCTCGCTCTGCCATCGAGCGTCGCGCCATACACGCCATCAGACCACCCATCGCAGCTCGACCTGCTGCACCGGCTCACCGCCGGCCCACGACTCCCACAGTGGCATGAGGTCTACGCCGGCGCTACATCAAGCCTCCGGCCATTGTTCCTCGCCGACCCGATCGCCGTGCACCTGTCATCGGACGGCCGTCTCAGCGTCCTCGCCGGCGGAGAGACACGCCACGCGCTCTCGGCGTCCGACATCGAGGCATCGACCGATCTGAGCATCACCGAACCATTGACTCAGGTGGTCATCAACGCGAAACGCGTCAAATCGGACAACGGCAAGCTCTCGTTCGATGACGTCGAGATCACGATGGGAGACCAGAACCGTCTGCCCTCCCAATTGACCGCCACGCAGAAGAGCCTCACCCTCGATTCCGACATGCTCGCAATCGATGACTCAGGCGGCGTGTGGAACAGCGGGGCCACGTCGAACGTCAGCGACACCGACCGCGCCAACGTCACGCAATGGCTCGAATCGCACGACCTGCGAATGGTCCCGGAGACAGTGACGTTCAACAGCACGCGAATCGACCCGGCACGGCTGCCATGGCTGTACAAGGCGGCACCATCCGGCCCGTTCGTCATCGTCAAGGCCAAGGCGTCGGCCCTGATCGGCTCAGACGGCCGACCGTCCTTCACCGGCCCCATCACGACCATCGGCGGGACGCTCTCATACCGGTGGCGCAACGGCAAACCGACACTCACCCAGGAAGCGACGCTCGCCGCGCTTCGACCGCTCTTGACAAACCGCATCACATGGGCCGACCTGCCATCCGGCCTCAGCTGGCAGCAGCTCGACCTGCACATCTGCGACCTCTCGATGATCCAGACCATCGACGCTTCTTCGCCCACCGCCGAAAAGGAAGGAACACAATGACAGCAACAACACCAATCTACGGACTCACGTACCCGGAAGGATCAGATCTCGTGAGCACCGCGCCGGACTCGTTCAAGAGCATGGCCGAGACGTTCGAACAGGCGCTTGACCAAGTGGACCGGAGGACCACGCCGGAAGGCGTCAAACCGGCCGTCGCGACCACCCTCGAAGCCCTTCGGCAGATCACCGGCGTCATCGGCCAAACAGGTTTCGTCACCGGCGGCAACGACGACAACGGCCCATATATGTGGGACGGCGCGCAATGGGTCAAGACCCGAACAGCCGACATGCCATGGAACGGCACTTGGAGACTCAACTCGCGGATTTACACCGGACGCAAATGGGTGGACGGCCGCCGCATCTGCATGCAGGTCCGAGAATATAAGAAACTGACCAACAACTCGCGCACCCCACCGGGCTTCAGCATCTACAGCCTACTGGACTACCGCGTCATCACCCAAGGCCAAGGCGGCTCACTCCAACCGTACCTCGCCACCGACACCTATTGGCATTCAGAAGTCACGGTCACACCATCCGAGATCATCGTACGCAAAGGCGCATCGAACACGAGCGCGCTCAACGTCTGGATCGTCTACATCTACACGGAGCCCGACGCGTGACGGATCTCATCATCGCCATCGTCGGCGCGGTCGGCGCGGTCGTCGGCGCACTGGTCTCCACCCTCTCGGCCGCCGCGAAGAACAAGATGGAAGCCTACAGGCTCGCACAGAAGATGCAGGCCGACAACCAACGCCTCTGGCAATGGAACCGGCAACTCATCGACCACATCTACCGCCGCGCCCCGCCACCGCCGCCGGAACCACCTGAAGACCTTTTCAACGACTAGGACGGAGCCAACATGAGCGACATCATCTGGAAAGGAAGCCCGAACCACTACGTGGGCCGCAACGGCTACGGCGTCACGCACATCACTTTGCACATCATGGTTGGATACCTCGCCGGCACAGATGCCACGTTCGCCAGCCAGTCAAGCCGTGCCTCGGCCCACTACGGCATCGGCGCGACCGGAGAGATCCACCAATACGTGTCGGAACTCGACGGCAGCTATTCCGACGCGAACTACGCATCGAACAATTCGACCATCAGCATCGAGCATGAGGGAGGAATGGCCAACGGTGCGGTCTGCACCCAGGAGTGCATCGACGCAAGCGCGCGCCTCTGCGCCGACATCGCGCGCAGGTACGGGTGGACGAAACTGTGGCACGACGGGCTGAAAGGCAACGTATGGCTACACCGGGAGATCCCAGGCACAGACCACCTCGCCTGCCCCGACCTCGCGCCCAACGGCCTGCCATACAAGCAGATCATCGACAAAGCAAATCAGATACTCGAAGGAGGAACCATGTTCAACGCAGGAGATGAAGTATGGAACTGGGCCTACAAGCCCAACGGAAAGAACGCCACACCGGGCGGCAACATGTACAACCTGCTCAACTACGAACTGCCAAAACGCATCAGAGACAGCATCATGCAATACAGCTACAAGGGATCGGCACCGGGCGGCAACATCTACAACACAATCTGCTTCGAGATCCCCGGAATGCTGAAACAGCTCACCAAAACCATCGAGACGCAGCAGCAGCAGATCAGCGAATTGTCCGAAAAAATCAGCAAGCTGGAAGGAACCACGAAATGACCGACACGACTGAAAACCGACTACCAGCGACCAGCACAACGGAAGTAACCGTGATGCCGGTCTCCGCGCAGATACAGGCCGCCACCGATGACGACGCCGAGGCATCGACGCCGAGAATCGACGGCGGCACAATATCTAGATTCCTCGTGCTGCTCCTTGCGCTTGTCAACCAGGCATTGACCATGTTCGGCCATCCGGTGCTCAACATCGATGACACGACCATCACGCAGCTCGTAAGCCTCGCATGGACAGCCGGCAGCGCCATCTGGTGCTACTGGAAGGACAACGACGTGACGAAGCAGGCTCGCACCAAGAAAGCACGGCTCTCGGCACGCCACGCGGCCTAAACGTCAAGTCTGACGGCCGCCGTTGCCTCTCTCAGACGGCCGTCCGGCATGGCCACGTAATGCTCCGTGGTCTCCACAGACTCATGGCCTAGAAGTTCCGCGACCACGAACAGGTCGTGTGTGGCGGCGTAGGCCGTGGTGGCGAACCGGTGGCGCAACGTGTGCGCGGCGTACCCGTCAGGCAACAGGCGGCTGATATGGTCACCGATATAGGACTCCTCCACATGACCGCCGAACCGGCCAGGGAACAGGTAGCCACGCGCGTCCATGATGATGCCGGCCAAATCATCCGGCAACGGCACTATGCGCTGCTTGTCGCCTTTGCCGCGCACGATCAATGACCGGCCGGCGCTATCGGCCACCACGTCATCGCTGTGGACCCGCGCAATCTCGCCACGCCGCAGTCCGCACTCCGCGCCCAACCGGATCATGAGTCTTTCCGACGACGTGGCCATCTCCATCGCCGCAGCGATATAACGGTCCGGGCATGGTCTGGGATGCGCGTGCGGCTTCTTCACCCTTGGCACGTCCAGACTCGGATCATCCGACCGTCTGCCGCTTTTATGCAGCCATCGGAAAAACGACGATATGGTGTTCCTGTACGCTTTGCGCGTCTCCGGTTTCCATTGCTGCCGTGCGAACGTCTGCACAATCTGCTCCGTGGTCACGTCTTCGGGACCTGATGGCATGAGCAGTGCCGCGAGATGCACCATCTTGTATCGACGGCTTTTGATTGTCTGTGCTGATAGGCCGGCCGCCTTGAGGGTGTCAGTCCACCCTTCGATGCTTCTGCGCCATGGGACCGGAGCGCTGATTCTGTTCCTCATGATCCATCATGCACCCCTGGCTTTAAGCGGTTAAAATGAGCTCGGATAAGCTCAGAAGCCCCATGGATTTGAACCTTGGACCTCTGGTATCCCCAGAGGTCCAAGGTTCAAATCCATGCCCCGCTACCAATTGAAACCGGAAACCTTTTGGTTTCCGGT